CAACAGATGCGGAGAGCGGAACTTTCAAGGTGGGTGTTAGAACGATTGTTCTACTATTGGTTTTATTCTATAGTTTATGTTGTGTTTTTGATTTTTCCTTGACAATATATTATATTGTGATATTATTGATATAAAATTTCATAATGGATAAAATAGTAAAGAAATGAATAAAATATATAAGAATCATAACCGAATGTATGATTGTAGTCGTTGGAGGAAGTGTGCCAAACTTCATTTAGACGCCAATCCTTTATGCATGCCATGTTTAAAAAGGGGAATTGAGACTATAGCTAATACGGTCCATCATAATCCTCCGCACAATGGCGTATATGAAAATTTTTGGGATAGTTCTACATTTGAAAGTGTATGTCCATCATGTCATTCCGGTGTGAAACGCATTGAAGACCATTATGGGTATTCCCAATCTGCTGACATAGATGGGATGCCCATAGATCCTGGTCACCCCTGGAATAAGAAGAAATAATTTATTGACATCTACAATGAAGTATTATAAAATTTGCCATAACTATAAAAATTGAGGTTATGGTAATGAATATAAAAAAATGTTATAAATGTGGAATGGAAAAAAATATTGATGAATTTACGAAGTGGTCATACAGTAATGATGGTAGGAAGGGGATATGTCGTCAATGCTCTTCTGTTATAGGAAAAGAAATATATAAGAATAAAGTCAAAAAAGAAGAGCAAAGAGTAAGAATATGTAAGATGTGTGGTATTGAATTTAGTTATATAATTAATCGTGGTGCTGATAAAAAACATTGTTCTCCCGAATGTAGAGAAAAATATAAAATTAAAAAAAAGAAAGAACGGCAAGAGTCGTTACCATTGTGCAATGTTGGTGGTTGTACTAAAAAAGCAACAAGAATTGAAGCGGGAATGTGTGAGGTCCATTTTTATAGACTAAGAAGAACTGGTAGTACTGATAAGAAACAGAAAAAAGGAAAATATGTTGATAAACATGGATATGTTAAGCTTAGGCTAAAAGATCATCCTCTTTCTGAAAAAGAAAGTAAGATGGTTTATGAGCACAGAAAGATTCTTTATGATAAATATAAAAATATGGAAATGGAGTGTTTCTGGTGTGGTAAGAAATTAACATGGAATATTGCAATAACCGATCATTTAAATGAAATTAAGGATGAAAATACTTTTGAAAATTTAGTTATGTCTTGTAATAAGTGTAATAGAGCTAGAGGTGGGATGTTACATTTTATTAGAGGGATGAAAAAAGAATCATTTGGTGTATTTGTTGATTTATGCAGAATTCAAATGATGTTAAAATATAAAAATAATAACGATGGCGGTTATTAGTGTGAATGGAAATAATAATCACAGTTAGGTTTATGGTATCAATGGAATTCCGATAGATCCAAACCGTCCATTTAACAAGAAATAATGAGGTAAATTATGAGAGGATCGCGTAAACCAATAGAGTTAGAAATACTTCAGGGATGTCCGGGGAGGTCTCCATTGCCTGTTGGAATACCTAAGCCACCAATATTAGATGAAGATGTTATTCCGCCTGATTATCTCGATGCTTATGGCCTTGAGGAATGGAATCGAGTAGTCGGCCCATTACATGCCATGAAAATATTTAGTGGGGTAGATCGGCAGTCATTATGGGCTTACTGTGAGTCGTATTCTACTTTTCGTAAGGCTACCGACGAATTACACAGATTAGCGGCTACCCAAGGAAATCTTGCAGCGTTAGAAGAGGTGAGTTTCAATGGGATTAAGATCCAACACCATCTTATCGGGGTAGCAAATACAGCCAAGAACGATATGGTGAAGATCGCCACTAACTTAGGGATGACGGCTATTGGACGAACTAAGTTAGGAGTTAAGCCGGAAAAGGGGAAAAGCAAATTTAACGGCCTCGTGGGTGTGGTTGGTGGCAAAAAATAAAAAAATAATTTCCGATCAATTAGTTTTTATTGATATATTTGAGCAAGATAGATTTTCTTTGATAACCTTGCTTGATGCTAATGCTAAATTCTCCGATACATGGTGAAAAGTGAAAATTTGTAATAAATGTGGATTGTCAAAAGATGAAAGTGAATTCCAAGCACGAACTTGTATGAAGGACGGAATAAGGAATGAATGTAAAAAATGTATTTCAGAAAGAAATCACATTAGATATTTAGCAAATTGTGAAGAATTTAAAGCTATACAACGCGAATGGAATAAGAATAATAAAGATATCAAGAAAAAGTCTGGACAAAGATGGTATCAAAATAATAAAGAAAAAGTACGTCAATGTGATGCTGAGTGGGCCAAAAATAATCCTGAAAAAGTTAAGGAAATTCAAATAAAAGCACAAAAGAAATATCGTGAAAAGAATAGGGATAAAATAAATAAGAACGCACGCGAGAAACATGCAGAAAACCCAGAACTGTGCAGGGAAAGATGTAGGAAGTCTAGGATTAAGCATCTTGAAGAAAGGCGTAAGCGTGATCGGGAATTTAGTAGATTAATAAGAAATACTCCTCAAGGAAAAATAAACGATAGAATGTCTGTTGGTATTAGACAAGCATTAAAAGGAAACAAAAATGGATTAAAGTGGGAGTCATTGGTAGGATACACCAAGGATCAGCTACAACTGCACCTTGAAAATTTATTTACTAAAGGAATGACATGGGAGAGATTGTTAACAGGTGAGATACACATAGATCATATAATACCAAAATCATCGTTTCATTATGTAGACCCAAGCGATCCTGAATTTAAAAAATGTTGGAGTCTTGATAATTTGCAACCAATGTGGGCAAAAGATAATCTAATAAAACATAATAAAATTATATGAATAAGCAATATACGCAAAGAGTACAAAACATAATATCCTTTATTGAATTACTGACTATTCCTTCTGGTGTTAATGAAGGCAATACTTTTAAGTTACTACAATTTCAAAAAGATTTCATTAACGACATTTACGGTCCTGTAGATAAGAATGGTAAGCGTATAGTGCGTCGTGCAATTCTGTCTATGGGGAGAAAAAATGGAAAGACGATGCTAACAGCAGCGTTGGTTCTTGTTCATTTAATAGGCCCAGAAAGATCGATGAATTCAGAATGTTACTCTTGCGCTAATGACCGCGATCAAGCAAGTATCGTGTTTCGGTACGCCAGTCAATTGGTTCGTGCCGACGAAGAATTGCGTAACATGATCACTATAGTTGATTCCACAAAGACCATGTTGGATTACGAAACGGGATCGATCTATAGAGCTGTTTCAGCGGAATCTACAACCAAAATGGGACTGAATCCCAATTTCTGGATTTTTGATGAACTAGCTCAGGCAAAAAATCGTGCTTTATATGATGCGATGGATTCCGCTGGAGCCGCACGTCCGGAACCCTTAGCCATTGTTATTTCAACACAATCACCTGACCCACAACATATTTTATCACAATTGATCGATGATGGGATGTTGAAACTTGACCCAACAATAGTTTGTCATCTATATACTATTCCAGAAGATGTTGAAAATGTTTTCGATGATCCAAAGGTATTTAAAATGGCAAATCCAGCATTAGGTGTCTTTCGCTCATTAGATGAAATGCAAGCTGCTGCCGATAGAGCTAAACGAATGCCATCCTTTGAGTCAAGTTACCGTAACCTTTATTGTAATCAGAGGATTGATGCCAAAGCTCCTCTTATACCTCGTGCTGAATGGATAGCTTGCAAGGGTGATGCCAACATAGCTCCTAGTGAAGATATTATTCTAGCTCTTGACCTATCGGGTAAAACAGACTTAACGGCTATGGTGGGAATTTCTATTGGTGAGCAAGATAAAATTAAATCATGGTTCTGGAAGCCAAAAGAATCACTGAAAGAACATGAAAAACGTGATCGGGTTCCTTATGAATTATGGGAAAAGCAAGGATTTATTAAAACAACTCCCGGAAAATCGATTCAATATTCATATATAGCAACAGAAATAGCGGAAGTTAGTAAAATGTATAATATTGTAGCAATTGCGTTTGACCGTTACAGAATAGATGACCTTCGTAATGCTATGGACGAGATAGGGTTGCAATCTTACATTGAACATAAGGATAAAGACGGCAATCCAATTATCGAACAAGGGATGGGCATTAGGATGGTCCCTTGGGGGCAGGGGTACGCTTCAATGACTGGTGCGGTAGAGGCTCTGGAAAATGCAATTCTTAACAGGATATTGGTACATGATATGCATCCTTGCTTAACTTGGAATATATCAAATGCTATGGTTATAAGCGATGCAGCAGGTAATAGAAAATTAGACAAATCTGCCGTTAGATTTAGGATAGACGGAGCGGTAAGTTTGGCTATGGCGGTAGGATTAAAGTCACGTGACAGAGGTGGAAATGGATTGCCCAAGAAAACTGGTTACGAAAACCTATCAGTCGATGAAATAATAGCAAGAATCTCAGTATAATAAATAAGTTAGATAAATATATTGGCAATGATGTAATATTCTTATTGACATTATAATATAATGTGGTAATATGGTTACAAATCGGAACGGAAAGGACGCGATATGCCATTGGATAAAGAATTTGTGGAAGAATATTTAGCAAAGGCTAAAGGATTCACTGCAATGGGCATTCCAATAGAGAATTTGACAAAAGAAGAGCTAATTGCTATTGCCATTGCCGGATGGGAAGAATATCATGCGTTATTAATGAGCAATATAAATTCATTAGAAAGTCTTAAATTATTTAACAAGAAATGGAGTATGTTTTAGATTTACAAACCGGGAGCAGAATGGTTAACATAAACATGGAAGTGTGTATTTGTGCTGCAATAATTGATACAGATGGGAATATATGGCGAGGTAATCGGCATGCTGATGCTATTTGTACCGCTATAGAGGCTGGTGCTAAAATTCCGTTCACTGGAGAATCGAAATGGCAGGGGTTTATTACCTCTAGTAATAGGTTTGTGAATCGTTACGAGGGTTATGAACTACAAGTTGCAGCAGGGATTGAGTCTCGTAGTGGTGGATACCGAAGTAGACGGCTATTTAGCGAAGATTTGTATTGATAATATTCCTTAAGTTAAGGGGTAATATAATCTATTTCCTCTCCGCGCATAGGTGATAGAGAGGTGTAGGTTGCCACAATAAATGTCGGCTGACGATAGATAGCGATCTTGAAACTGGAAACAGTACCGACAATGGCCCAAGGCAACTACGATGGCCATACAGTTATGCAAGTTTAAAATTAGATGATTAGAGAAAGGATAAGTTATGTCTGAATGGTTATGTGAGAATTGTTACAATGAATTGTGCAAGTTAAAAAATGTACAGGATATTGAAGTTTGTACTATTGCAAATAATTTTGGTGTTAAATGCGTTATTTGTGATAAAATAGCGGAGCATTTAACTTGCATCACAAAAGAAGATTTTATCTTATTGTTTAAGCTGAAAATAAGTAAAGCGGTCGCGGAACTTTTTAATGAGTTAAAGCTAGTCGTGAAATGAAAGGATAAGTTATGATAAGAGCCGGTAGTTGGTGGTTAAAGAGCGAGTCAGATCCACGATGGAATGCGCATGGTTCCGATAATTATTGTGGTGGGTTTGTAATGCCTAAAGAATGTGAGAAAAAGATTAAGGAGTTAAAGGAAAAGTTGAGTTTACTACCTGTTGATTTAGGGTATGGATACATGAAGGATTAATATTCAAGAGTCGTCTAGTTGGTAGGACAGAAAACTTTGACTTTTCTAACTAAGGTTCGATCCCTTACTCTTGAACCAAATAAAATAGAAAGGTAATATAATGGAAAAGGATTCAATTGGTAATAGGATGAAAGCTAATTACGAGAATCGCTATCGCTTATTTCTTACTCGCCGTACACCCGTTATCATGCGTTTTGACGGCAGAGCGTTTCACACACTAACAAGGGGATTACAGAAGCCATTTGATTATTACTTTTCAGATACAATGGTAAGTACAGCATCTTTTCTATGCTCTGAAATTCAAGGGGCTAAGTGTGCCTATGTGCAATCTGATGAAATTTCTGTTCTTATTACTGACTTTGATACTTTAACTACGGATGCATGGTTTGATTATAATATTCAGAAGATGACTTCAATATCAGCAGGGTTGGCTTCTGCGTATTTTACAACAACGTGGTGTAATGATGTTAAAATTACAACTTTCGATAGCCGTGTATTTAATATTCCTACTGAGGAAGTTTGTAATTATTTTATTTGGAGACAAATTGATTGGGTGCGGAACTCAGTTCAAATGTTGGCGCAATCTCAATTCTCGCATTCACAATTACACAAGAAAAATACGCCAATGATGCATGATATGTTACATGAGAAGGGAATTAATTGGGCTGATCTTGAGGAACGATGGAAGAATGGAATGTTTGTATTTAGGGGTGATAATGGTGGGTGGAATTCGGCACCGGCTTCTATATTTAAAGAGTGCAGATGCGTTATTGAGCAATATTTAAAGTGAATATCGGAGTGTAGTCTAATGGTTAGGCACTCGGCCTGGGACCGAGCCTATGGAGTTTCAATTACTCCCACTCCGACCAATTAAAACAGTCGTGTAGCTCAGATGGTTAGAGCAATCGGGTTCCTTAGAAACATCATTGAGGACGCTAAAGCAGCAACCTGTACGTCGATGGTTCAAGTCCATCCGCGACTATTATAAGGGAGTAATTGTGTTGCGTATTGGCGGAAGTATTATACAAAAGAAAGCATTAGACTTGTTAATAGCAAGGAGAAGTAATATTATGCTACAATCTGAATTTCTATCAGATAGAGATGGCCGTCATGTTTTAAATATTATACATAATCACGGCCTTAGCGACGGTTTTAATGGTTACGTTCAATTTTGGGGACGCGATAAAGACATACAACTTGATGGTGAATTTACTACTAAAGAGTTGAGGTGTTTATTGGAAATTTCTGAATACTTGAATGGGACGCAAGCTAAGTGATTAATAATTTTAGCCTACAATTCGATAAAGATTACGGAATTGATAAGCGTACCGGACGGAGTGTTTGCATTAATGGTAGTTTTATGTCACAATTAGAAAAGTATTTAGTTTGTTGCTATATGGAAAGCGTTGTATTGTTATTTGTTTGTGATTAATAAGGAATATAGGTAATAATTATTGATAAAAAGTAAGGGAGAAAACGATGAAAGAATTTACAAGTGATGAATTAGACGATTTGACTATACTATCAAGAAGTTTTGAAGGTGGTGGGGTTTGGTTAATGACTATTGAACAGTATAGATTTTTTATAAAGCATCCTCACCGGAAGAATATGGATGGATGTTTAATATTTACCCCTCCAGAATTTAGCGGATATGGAACATTGTTGGGTCGTAAAATTGCGATTGTTGATTTTGAGTATTTTGGAATTGCAAAAATATAGTATAATTATTAACGTAGAAAGGACTATTATGGAAAACGAAAAATGTGAATTATGCCACTATTATCGATTAAGCATTATGGAAACCAATGTATGTAAAAGATATCCAATCGAGAGGGCAAAGCGATGGTCAGATTGGTGTGGAGAATTCAAGGAGAAAGATTACGAAGAACCAAACTTAACCATTGAAGATCCGGCATCCTTCAACCATACAAATAACTCTACCAAAAGGCGTGGTAGGCCGAGAAATACTGAAACCACCAAGCAGGAGACGCTATGATTATAAAAGGACTTCCCGGATTACCCAATAAACCAACATATCGTATAGCGGAAATTGCAGAATACTATGATGTCACCCGTAGCACGGTCTACGTATGGATAAGGAGAGGAATGTTGGATACTTCATTGACTAAATTAGGGCAGAAGCGAATAACAAGGGAGTCGCCTCTTAAACATAGGGCGGGTAAATTTCCGGTGAGCAATATAAATGTAAATAAACTTAATTCAAAATCTTCTAAATAGACGCGCATACGGGATCGGCCCGGCTACGCCAAAGAGCCGCCGACCCTTCGCGCTATTAGATACCATAGCCTATTGTAACAATCCAACATCACTATTCCCCATTACAGCGCAGCGCGTAAGGGCGGTGGGAGGCTTGCCGACCATCCGGACCGCCCTGTATGCGCAAGCGTTCTTACCTATCCTTTCCGTCCTCTATTCCCACCTCCACAAATTACACACTTTATTTCACACTACTTAATATATCCTTGACCATTTATCCCACCTCGTTTACTCTATACTAAAGAGAACGGTTGTTCTATTTTCCTACTTATAACAAACTTTGGTGGACTATGCTCGCTCGCGTAACAAACATAATCAAACTAATACTTAGCAAATTTACTACCATACGATTTGATTTAGATATCCGGTTCTTCTTATTTTTCGGAGGTTTAGCTATTTTATGGCATGGGATAAACTCCAGCCCTATCCCTTGGTTATCATACGTTGTAGTAGGCATTATTCTTATGCTTG